ATCATCAAACACGGGTCGAAGGTGCGGTTTTCCGCCAAGCCGCCTGTTTACTTCGTATTTGAATGAGTAATCCACGTGATCACCGCCTTTTCGTTGGCCATCAGATTACAGTTGCCCAGATTTCAGATTGCGAAAGCCGAGCGAAACCCATTGCTGAAACCCGAGAGCGACCGCGGGTCGCTCACGCCCAGATAGAACACGCCCGCAGCCTTCCCGTTGAGCCAGTGGCCGCCGCGTAGAGGGAACCGCTCACCGTTATTTCTGGCGTGCATATAACCACCACCGTGATTTGTGTCTAACGGAAACAGCCCTAGGAGTTTTAGCATATCAGGCACAACAACTCCGCTTGCTGCCTCTATGGATGCAAAAGATTTATTAGTAGAAGTCGCATCAGTAGTAGCGTTTATGACTTCGGTATTAATCCTAATACCACTAGGCGCAGCTGTTTCAGCGTCTATTTTGAGCGTATCCGCTGTACCGGGCTCCACCAAGGTACCGTCTTGGAGGATTGCCTTCCATTCCGCGCTCGAGGCGGACTGATCTTTGGAGCTATCTGCTGCGTTATTATTTTCTAGTATTTGTATTTCACCATCAGCCAAGCGGAGACCGCCAACCCACTCCCATACATTCCCGTTTAAGTCATAGATGCCAAAAGGAGTGCCATCGTGACTCCAAGGGAGAGGCCCGGAGCCTGTCAGCGTTCTTCCGATACGTTTTGTGCCGCTGTCATCGTAGCAATAACTTGGGATTCCTTTTTCACTAGATACGGAATAATCTTTGCCATATGAATTGTTTCCGCGCGGCATAAAGCCCTGTTTCTTACAAAGCAATGCAACTGCCACCCATTCGGGGTTCGTCAGTAAATGCCAACCTTCGCCTTTTTGTGCACAGGCAGTTAAGGCAGTATCGAAGTCGATATCACCCCTCGGATCTCTGTATTTCAGACTGACAGCCCGTGCGTCTAACCCTGACCCAACTACTATGTTTTGGTATTTGCTAATTAAAACTTCAGGCTTCGTGCTGCCGTTAATTATAAAAGCGGAGTGGGGCATGTTCCTGCCGCCAGGGAGTAAGTCTGCTTCGGTCTGCAGGGGCAGTGCAAACATCACAGAGGGGTTTCCCTGGTCATCAAATAAAACCTTATTCCTGCCGTAACTGGCATCTATAACTCTATCTCTCCAGGATCGCTGCTCTCCTACATCAGTAATAGCTGCACCTTGCATAAATCTTTCTGTTAGCGCAATCTCGGTTTCATGTATTTCTTTTAATAGCTGGCCTTGTGTGTAGGGGCCGGATATGTATTTCATTCTAGCATCTCTCCTTCTTCAAACCCTTCGGGCATTTCTGGTACAGGAAACTTATCAGCAAAATTACATCTTAAATCATTTTCAAAAAAAGGTACGTAAGAGGTAGCATCTTCTACCCCGCCCTTTATATTGATCTCTCCCTGTATGTCCACATTCTCATCAATAAAATTCATATGCAAAGTAGTTGTTCTATTTATATTTTTAATAATTTCATATGTCATTCTTCGCACACCCCCACTTCCAGCGCGGCGCCTTCTGAAATCGCGTATATTGGTACTGCTGTTTTAGGGTCAAACTCGAAAATAATTGTTGCACCTGGCTCAACAGGGAAGCCGTTTTGCTGTGTTACATCAGATTTGCCGACACGAAAGCGCAGCGCAGTGCTTTCATTGCGAATACTTAATTTTCTCCTGTTTGCCTTTTTTGTCGCTCCCGCAAAAACTTCCGCAGCTGTCGCTGTAACTGTTTTTATACCTGTTTCGGGGGAGCTTATTGTTGTTGCTATACTGCCCGTTAGTTGGGTAGCTGTAGGTACCGGATTCGCCTCTGGAATACCATGATCTAAAACGACAATCCCTGCCTGCTCTTCCATGTCAAGATAACTGCCCATTCCTACAATCTGCTGATAAAGTGTTATGCTCCCCTGGGTGGCTGTTCCGTTCTTTATTCTGAACCGATAATATCGCTTAGACAGCGTGACCCATCCTGTATCTGCTGTGGTCTTAGCGACAATAGCTGTTGTTTTGGTAGCAACCCATGTGCTGCCATTATCACTTTCCTCGACATATAGTGTCGCCGCCTTGTCACCCCATGTTAAACCCCGCACTTTGTCCACCGGCAGGGAAACATTAAACCTGTCCCTTTTATCTTGGGTGTATTCCTGCCCCGCTTGCAGGGCAGGTACTTTAATCGGGATCACTGATACTCCCATCTTGATTCCCCCTTACCGCGGCATCGCATAGACGATATAGACAGTAGCCTCGCCCTCAGTATTAGCAGGACTTCCTGCCGCCACTGCAGCCTTAATTGTCGTACTTGCCGCATAGACATGTCCCGCTGCTCCTGCAGTAGATGTTCCACTAGACCGAGAAATACCTACACTTGCGGGAGTAATATCACTAGAAGCAAGAAAACGATCTGGATCGCTGTCTCCAATGTTCAGTGTTGCATTTGTGCCATCAAAACCCTCTGTTACGTTGCAAATCACATCTAGTACCAGTGACCCGGCGGGAATGGTGGCAATGTCCTGCGATGTCCCACCGCCAAAGGTAACGACACCGCTATCTACATGAACGCAAGAACTGATCTCTTCAGGAGTTATATCCTTTCCATTTTGAAACATCGGACAACCTTCACGCATTTTCGGCATTTTCGCCTCTCCTCTCAATAAATAAAGGTATCAGCGGGGTGCCGCCTAAAGGCAGAACACCCCACCTCTTTTTTTAGTGTTCAGTAATACCAGTTAGCACAACCAACCCGCGCGGCTTGGAGCAGCCCAGATCAGCATACTTAAAGAGCGCTGCCTCGTACGCAGGTGTATCGGTAATCCTGTGTAGGATTGCTCCATCTCTCTCAAACCACTGCCAATCAGCCATCTCGTACATCCTGAAATCTTTAGAGTCAATCAGGTACATAACACCTTCAGGGCAATACTGATCAGGCAGGAGCGGAATAGATCTCTCGCCGCCAACATACTCTAATGCTTTCCAGCCGCCTTTAAGGTCAAGAGTGTTGACTTGCCTCTTCTGAGACTGAAGCATATACTGGTATGCCCTGCGTACTCCGTAACCGCAGCAGAGAATATTAGCCACAGACCCGGCTTTCCTTTTCGCTGTATCCATACCTTTTTGAATTACAATCTCGTTAATCTCGCCATCAACAGCAATCGTTTGAGGGTTCAGCCATTTGTTATCTGCCCGAGCAAGCCCGTACAATTTTGTTGCACTGGTATCGGTAATAGCTGCCAGTCCTGTCATTTCTCCGTTATACGAGTTCTGAATAGTGATAAAATCTGTTGCTGCGATGTTGGTATCCTTTACGCTGAGTGTTAGCTTTTTGTCTGCATCGTCAACCATTGTGACCTCAACAGGAGAGCTGTTTCGCTGGGTTGCACCTGTTGTATCATAAATGTCAATTAACATGCCCTCTGCGAAAATATCAATTCCAAACATGTCATTAACCGGATCGGCGGTTATTACAGAATAGTCCCCGGTGTTGTCCGCTGCGGAAACTACTCCGATTTTTCCTGAACCATCACCAAATACCTGACGTGCATAGTTCTCTTTTACATCCTGCAGACAATCATCCATCTCAGTTTTAAGCATATTGGCATATGCACCAAGGTTAGACTTGGATGCCTCGATAGTTTTGTTGCTGATCTTTATACGGCCATAGATGTTCTTTGTTTCCCAGGTGCCGTGCTCTGTTTTCCGGCTGTTGGCTTCTGGGAGGGTTTCTCCTGCACCATAACCGCCATTCCGTCCATACCTAAACGGCATATCAATCTTCTTACCAACTACCGACTTGGTGTCACGCTCTATTTGCGCCAAAAGGCCAGAGCTTTTTTCATTAAGCTGGTATCTCCACGGATCCAAAAAATAGGTTTTTAATGCCTTATCTGCTGCTGCAATATCCAGTATTCCTGGCATTGTTTATCCTCTCCTCAAAACATATTAACTACTGAACGCCTTCATCATTGCATTTGCCGCTTCGTCAAAGGTCTGCGGCTTGTCCGGTGATGTTACCGCTAATGCTGCTCCAGGCTGTCCGGCTATTGTTGCCGGTGCCCTGTTACCTGTCTGTACCCCTTGCAAGTATTCAGCAATAATTTCCTTTCTCACGGCATCCTTGATTTGTTGTCGTGCATCGGACTGCTGTAAATAAGTTGTCGGATCTGGCTGCTGTGCTTGCTGAACTCCCTCTGCTTGCGCAAGCTGAAAAGCTACTTGCACTCCTACCTGCGGAAAATTCAGTAGTTCAGGATGCTCTTTCATCATGATCTGCTCAATCCGAGGCCCTAGTTCGTCTACTGTTTGTCTGCCATGCTGCTGAATGAGACTAGAGAATCCTTGTACAAACTGCTGCTGTGTTTCTTGCTGTCTTTGGTGCTGCTCTTTTTGCTGTTGAACCACATGTTCTTGCTGCGCTTTGATAATCTGCTCCTGCTGCCACTTTGATACTTTGGCAAGTGCCCTAGCAGGATCTTCAAGGTACAGATTGTTTACTTCGTCTTGAAGTTCTTCTGGCAGAGTATCGGGGATCTGCGGGGTAAACATTTCTGTTGGTTCAACTTCGGGTTCTGGCACGTCTGATTGCTGGTTTTGCTGCAGTGTCTGTGCAAGCATCCCTAGCGTGTACTGCTGCTGTCTTTGCATTTCAAGAATCTGCTGCATTGGATCTGTTTGTTGTTCTGGCTGTGTCGTAGTAGTCTGTTGGCCTGGTTCGATGGTCTGCTGCTGTGCTGATTCTGTAGCTACCTGTGTTCCTGTTTCAGTTCCTTGCTCTGGCTGCGCTTCCGGCCCTGCATTAAGTACAGAGTCTAGAATATCTTCCAGTGTCGGATCCACTGCAGGGCCTTCCTGCTGCCCTCCTGCGGGTTCGGTTCCTGGTTCCTGTGCCGGTTCCGCAAAAAGCTGAAGGTTAAACGGTGAATAGCTCTCTATGGTTTTCCTATAGCTTATTGGCATTGCTTATACCTCCTGGCCGGCTTCTTCCGGCATATTTTGAGCCGCCATCATTGTTTGCTGCATAGCGATCTGTTGCATTCTTTCTAAATGCATCACGGTGTGCATCTTAATTATTTGCTCTGCCTGACCGCCAGTCTTTGCGTTTAGTTCATCAAAATCGCTGGTAAGCCTGAATCTGTTATGGCGACTAATGTGTAATGTGTCATCGTCTATATCGCTAATTTGAGACAACTGTCCCTCGCTCATCGCTTTGTTTTCCTTTTCCGCTCTGGCAATATGAAGTTGCTCTACATCATCCCAAAATTCCCAGTCACCGAATTGGAGAATCTCAAATACCTTTATCTGCCCTTCTTTGGTTAATCGCCCTGTTTCCGGATCGTTGAACAATCCTGCCGATAAGAGATCGAACACCATCTGTCTGCGCTGTGCCGGTGATTCTGCAGTGAGTGAAGATGTCTCAACTACCACATCATCGCTCCGAATGTCATTTGCACTCCACTCGATCAATTCAACCTCTAAATCCTTGCCTACCGTCCGCAGTAACCGCGGCTGTTCAGCTTTCTGCCTGTAAAGACGAAGCCACTGCTTTCCGCATTTAATAAGCCCTGTTTCGTAGTTCTCAACAGTATGGGAAAGTCTGGTATCATCCTGCTCTATGGCAATATCCATAGCCACACCGCTCTTAACCCCTGGTGGAGCTTTGCTGTGACGAGTTATTTCCGATACTCCGGAAATAACAGTAAACATGTTCAAAAGTTCAGCTTCTTCAATATTAAATGCTGCAGGTAATTGCGGATTGCGCATATAGTACGGTGCTTCATGTCCCGGCTTTATAACAAAGATATAGCCTGGTGCTGCTCCATTAGCTTCAACATCGTTAGCGTCTACAGCATTCTCTTCGACTACTAGCTGCCCAATGGCGCATCTGTTTAGGTATTCCGCTTTACGGTTGCGAAGTGCATTGTATCTGCGCTGGATGGGGATAAGTCTTTCGGTGATTGTCCTCCCCCAGAAACAGCCCGGCTTCTTGATACAGTCAAATTTCACAAAGGGGAAGTCTGGCTCCCCATCAGTGCCTACCTCAAAGGGTAAGTCGCTAACATGAAGCAAATTCCCGTTAGAAACAACAATCAGCCTTCCGTTCGGGTACCCCAAGGTTGGGCGTTCCCAATATTCAATGACGCGGGCATAGCCTTCTACCTGCCCTGTGGAACCGTTGAATGAAGTAAACCCATAGCCTAATCCCCCGCTTCCCCATGATGTGACTGAGCTTCCCATGGAGTCAACAGGCTCAGGTTCCACCTCTACACCCCAAATTTCATAAATCATGTCAACCGGATATGCTTTTGCGTGAATGATGCTTCTGCAATCATCCACGGTGGGGTTTCTGCTAGAATCAGGGTAAATCTCGAAGGAGGGAACAAGGATCGGATTAACGTCACCTTCGTAAAGGGGAATCTTGGTTCCGGCCATTGTGCCTTCATCTGTGACCTCGACTTGCGTTTTTTCTGTGATCTCTTCTTTTTCGATTTGATCTGCGGTAAGTTTTCCCGTTGCGCTTAAATCATCTTCGTTGAATTGGTACTGTTCCTCGATTGGTTTCTGCTCTTCAGGGCGCTCTTTTGTTTCTACGCCGATCTCTATCTCTCCGACCCGTTTGCCCAGTTTCGTGTCCCAGATATTCTTGACGAAAACAGTGCCGCAGCCTTCCAACCACTGGAATAATGCCTGCTTTTGCTCTGCTGTAAAACGCTCGTTTCTGGTATATTCAAGAAGTCTGGAGCAGACTTTCGCACTGGAAACATCTGCTGATTCACTGGTTGCTGGCCTTGTTTTGAGTTTCGGTTGCATTTTGGAAAAACGCGCTACTCTTGTTTCAATAATGGGAGCAATTTGATTAAATGTTTCTCGCTCTTGCCACCAATACATTTTGGGAATTTCGCCTATGTCCATAATGCCATCATTGATGTCAACAAATTGCTGCCCGTCTAAAAAGGCAAGGTTCAGCCGCCACTGCAGCTCGTATGGCCGCCGCTCTGTTTCTCGCCGCGCAAATTCCTGCTCCACATAGGAAACAAGATCGTCCTTGTAGCCAAACTTGGATGGAGCCAACTTAACCGCTACGCGGCCTATACCTTCCTTGACTGCTGATCTTAGGGAATCGAGCATCTTGACACCCCATTCGTTTAGACAAACAAAAACAGGAAGCACAGCGCTCTTTGCGCCGCAAACTTCCTGTCGGGCTTTCCTCGTCCAGAAAACTGCTAAGTATTACATTTTGTCATTTTTATCATAGCATATCGGAACGTAAATAACAACTACTTATCTTCTGCCAATTTTACATCTTTCCTGATCTCTGTGGCCATCACCGGCTTGCTCTTCTTAACCTGCACAGAAAAGGACCCCCACCCTATCTGCCTAATCAGTTCAATGAGATTGTATTCTTCCAGGCATAGTTTTACGCATTTCTCTTGCGGAGGTCTTCCTGGCATGACTAGCCCCTCCTGTTGTTTATCGCATTTTCCAGATTTCTCTTGATCCCGTTTCTCCCTTTCGGTGGTGCGCCGTCTGATGCTTTGTATTCTGCTAAATCTCTTGCCATGATTCGGCTATAAAGGTCTTGTCGCTCTTTATAGTGCATAAATTCCTGTATTAAGATAACAATAACAAATGCCAAGACTACGTAAACAGTTGTTAAGTTTATGGCTTTTCACCCTTCATATAAATTGATTTCCAGGTTGCCTGTCGCCTTGTCCTTTCTAACACTAAGCCCGGTAGTGCCTTGTCGATTAAGGTGCTTCTCCATGACGGTGAGTTTTCCTCCGCATTGGTCTGCTATCGCAGAAAGGAGGGTAAATAGTTCTTCGTTCATTTGATCCTTAACTTCTTTTTTTTCTATAGCCTTTAATGCTGCCCCTGCTGTCGCTCTTCTATAATCTTTTTCTGATTCCAGAAGTTCTTCATATGGCACCATGCCCGGATGCTCAGAGTAGTACCCCACGCAGTACCGGCAGTGCAAATGTTTTATCCCTTTCGGGCTGTCATAGCCCGTTAGCTCTTCCAATTCCCTGCCGCATTTTGGACATTTTGTTGTCCCTTGCGCTACTCTACCATGTCTAGCCGATTCGTCCATCCATGCATTGTGAACTTCTTCTGCGATGGGATCTAGCGGATGGCCTGATGCGTCCGCCCGTTTAACACAGGTAACATAAGGTTCTCTCTTTTCGCTCAACAGTGTTCTCCTCCATTACATTTCTTCATGTGGTCACGCAGTTCGCCGGCGTTGAATGTTTTGTTACAATAAGGGCAGATGGCTGTGTTTTTATCTTGGTTTCTTTTGTTTTGGGTTTTTTTGTCTTGAATGATCTCTTGCTGTTTCGGCTTTCTGCTTTCATCGTCCCTATTTGGCTGGTCGGTCGGGTCGGTATCGACCGGCGAGTCTGCCTCTTTTTTTGCATCAGTCTGTGAGTTGGTATCTTCCTGAAATGCATTTTCTTTCTCTGAGGTCGCATCGATCAGTTTACCTGCCATCATAGGCCCCAGTTCCTGGTGTTCAATGATAGCATCTAACAATGATTCCATGTGGTGCTTGCAAATGCCGAAAAAAAGGCTTGGGTGACTGCCCTCAACGGCGATGGTGTATTCCTTCGGCCTGCTGCATAGCGCCATGTCACATTGTTCTTTGAATGGATATGGAAAAATAATAGTTTTAGGCATTTTCGTCTCTCCCGTTCTGCATCTCTTTGTGCCGATGCGCTT